TGAAGCGGATGGCATTGACGTCGAGGGTGGCGTCAAAGCCGGCCGCGACGGTGCTAAGCAGCCCCGAGATGCCGGAGATATCGGTCGGCTGATGGCCAAGATGCAGGATGTAACTCATGTCAGCTCCAGTTCGATATAAAGGGTGGCCTGGGCGAGGGTGAGGCCGGCGGCCCCGCCGAGTTCAAAGAACCCTGCAGCACTGGCCGGGCTGAGATGCGGCCCGCCGCCGCGGCTGATCCAGACGGCGGCCTCGGCCAGGCTGAGCGGCGCGCTCCAGCCGATCTCGAGGAAGGCGGCGGCGGCAAAGACCGAGAGATCCGGGGACGCGGCCGCCAGGGCCTGTGCGCCCGGAGGGACGGGATAGCTGAACTGGGCGGGCAGTGAGCGCAGCGTGCCGCCGTCCCCCGGGGTGCGGCCGTGGATCTGCGGGTAGAAGGCGGAACTGACAGCCGCTGTCCAGGTGGCGACCCCGCTGGCCGGATCATCGCGCCAGATCCCGTTCTTCCCGATCCAGAGCCGGGCCGTGCCGGGATCAAGGACGAACATCAGCACATCCCCGGCACCATGGGTCGGCAGGCCGGTCAGCTGCTGGGTGGCAGTGGCGGTGGTCGAGGACCAGAGCGTCCCGGAGCCGCGCCAGCCGATCGAACCGAGCGTGATCGGGTTCAGGCCTGCGTTGAACTCCTCGCGCTGCGCCGCCGAGACAACGCCTATGTAGCCGTCGAAGGCGGCGGCACCGCTGGCAGCACAGAGCACTTCCCAGTAGCGCTTCCCATCCGAGGGCAGGATGGCCCGGGCCGTGGGCACCCAGCGACGATAGTCCATCCCGCCTGAGATGTTGACGGCGGTCTGATTGCCATTCGAGAGCGTGTAGCCTGTGGGCCGCCGGGTAACATCGAGTACCCAGGGGCTGCCCGCTTCCTCCGGGGGGGCGATATCCCGCACCTGCGCCAGGAGGGCGGCGCGCAGCTGCAGCCTGCTCATGCGACCGCTCCGGACAGCGCGCCCTGAATGACCCAGGCATCGGCCCCGCGCTTGGTCAGGGCAGCGCCCGACCATTGGCCATCGAGGGCGACCGAACCGCCCACGACGCCGTTCAGCGAGACGCCCACCGCGGCCGCGACGGTTGCGACCCCAGCCCCCACTTGCGTGACGTTGATCAGCGTGCCGATCTCGAAGGGGGCGGTGACGGCCGCAGGGATGGTTACCGTCACCGCAGAAGACCCCGTCGTCTCCAGAATGCAGCCACCATCGACCAAGGCCAGCGTGTGGCTGGTGGCGGTGAGGGTGCGCAGCTGCACCACACCCGGCCGTGGCACTTCGACCCAAGTCCCGGCGGCAAAACGCACGAAGCGCGCTTCATCGGTGATCCAGACCTGCCAACCCTCTTCCGGCGTAAGAAATACCCACGCCGGAATGCCCCCTACCTGATCCCAGAGCGCCAGGGCATTTGCGTTCGCCCCTGCCGCAGCGGGGACGATCGCGATCTGGCCTGTGCTGCCGGTCCCCGGCAGGACCGCGCTGCGCGAGGTGGCGCGCGGCTGCACCAGGGCCGAGAGCCGGCGCAGGTCCTCGCTGAGGCTGGTGCCCCAATTGCGCTGGCCGGGATCATAGAAGGCGCGCAGCCCCAGTCCCGGCAGGATCCGTTCCGGCATGCTCGTCCTCGTTTTTTTGGGTCAGGTTCAAGTTCAGGCGGCTTTGGAGGCGTAGAGCCGTGGGTTTGGGGGGCGGGCCACTTGCGGCCACGCCCGTGATCAGGTGCCCCAGAGGAATCCCCAGCCCTTGTCCCACCCGGCGGCGAAGGGCGCGGTCAGCCGGAACCAGCGCGCGTCGCGGTCTGTGATCCAGCTCCCCTCGACCAAGCGCCAAGACCGGACGGCAAGTTCGATCTCTGATGTCCGGTCCGGCGCGCCCACCTCCGGGATGTCGGCGGGTGCGAGGGTCCAGTTGGCAGCCGTGCCTGCATCGATGACGACCCCCGGAGGCAGAAGCGGAGCCCCGGTATCGGGATCCACCCAGCGCACCTCGATGATGTAGCTGACGCCCGGTTCCGGCCCGATCGACGCCCCGGTATGATCGACGATCACCGGGCTGGTCTGGGTCAGCCGATCCCGATGCGCCCAGGTGAGGGCCAGAGTGCCGGTAATCAAGGCGTCGACATCAGGGGTGTAACTGCCATTGCCCTGCACCTGGCCCGGCGGCAGCGGGCGGATGCCGCGCCCCTCGAATGAGACCACGTCCTCGGGCGCCAGCGCAAAAGCCAGCGTGCCGGACCCGGTCTCCGGCAACAGCCGCACCGCCAGCGTCTCGCCGGCCACATACTGGCTCTCGCTGATCCGGGCCACCTCGTCAAAGAAGACAATCGGCGTGCCTGCCTCATGCGTGATGGGCACCGTGTCGAGGCAGCCACGCCCCACCGTGACCCTGTCTTCCGTGACCCCGTCGATGCGGATCAGCTCACCGCCAAGATCGGCCAGCGTGCCGATGGCCACCTCACCGATCTCGCTCCAGCCGCTGACGACCAGGATGCGGTCCTCGGGATCGTTGCTCACGCCTAGAGCCAGGACCGCCGATGGCGCAAAGGCGACCTGGCCGTCCTGAGTCGGGCCGGTGCCGGCATCGACCCAGAGCTGGGCCGCCAGTGCGTCAGCACTGGGCCGCTCGCCCAAGGCAAGGAGCGCGCCCGCCTGCCGATCCTCGGCAAGCAGACGGTCGGCCTCGCTGTGGCCGAGCTCTCGCACCAGGAGCCAGTAGGGCGCCTCCACTGCCAGGCGCCGCGTCAGCGCGCGCGGTGCCGCCGCGATTGGCCTGCCCGCAGGCCGGCGCCCACCGGCGATGGCGGTGGTGCCAAGCGCAAAGACGTCTTCTGCGAGCTTGAGGCGAATGCCGTTGTCGCGCCCATCACCTTGCCCGACCTCGGAGATCCGCAGCACGACATCGTCGAGCCCGAGCCGGGCCGAGCGCAACCGGATCACATCGCCCGGTGCCAGGCCTGCGCCCTCGCGGGTCACCACGATCTCCCCGGTCAGCAGCGGCGCGGAAAGGGCGCGCAGATCGCGCTCGGCCACCCGGATTGCGAGGCTCTGGTAGCGGATGCCGGGATAATCGAGCGTGGTGGCCAGTACCTCGCCCATCGCCTGGACCCGCGCCGTGTCGGTGACGCTGACAGCCCCGGTGTCATCTGTGGTGGCATCGGTGAAGCGCACGGTCACCGAATTGATCAGATCCCCCGGCGCGCGCCGTCCCAAGCGGCCCCAGTCGACGACATTGCTCTCGTCGAATAGAGGCAGCGTGCTTGGCGTGTAATCCGCCCGGATCAGCGTCAGCTGCCACAGCCCGCTGCGCCGGTCGATGAAGAGCACGGCATCAATATGATCGAGCACACCGGCGATGAACTCCTCGATCGAGCCATCCTGCTGCCAGAGCAGCGACAGCCCAAAGCCCTCGGCGTAAAGCGCGTCGGCCGCTGTGGCAAAGCTCGGCCCGATCTCGGCACCGGAATAGCCCAGGCCCCAGTCGTGATTGGTCAGGGCCTCGCGGATGATATGGGCCGGGTTCATGTCTGGCCCGTTGCCAAAGGCCCCGCGCAGCGAGGCGACCAGCGCCTTCGGGTTGCCGGGTGGGATCACCGGCACCCCGTCCACCGGCGTGTTGTCGATGCGCGCCGTGGCGCTCGTATCCGCCAGAGAAATATTGAAGCCGAAGATGTCAGAGGGCGGCAACGCGCGGATGATCGCGAGTGCTGCATCGACCGAACTCGCGGGGGAGGGCTCGCCATCAGTCACGAAGATCGCTATCCGGCGCTTTGATCCGCCACCCGCAAAGAAGGCCGCGGCTTGGGTGAAGGCCGCATCGAAGCTGGTGCCGCCCGAGGTCCCGTTGGACAGCGCCAGCATCCAGGCCTCGAGCTCGGCATAGGCCGCAGGGCCCATGTTGCGCCGCTCGATGGCCCCGGCGACGCTGGAATTCCAGAGCACGATGCGAATGTCGTTTGGCCGGTCGGGATCAACGCTGTCGGCAATCTCGCGCAGCAGCGCCGCCACGCCGGCCTTCTGTGCGGACATGCGCGATCCGGACATCGAGCCGGAGACATCGAGCGCGATGTAGATCGCCGCATCCGAGATGTTGGCCTCGGGCACGATGGGGGCTGTCTCGGGATACCATTGCAAGAGCCCGGCCTCTCCTGTCAGGACCCGGGTGACGCGCACCGCCCAGGGCTTCAGGTAGGGATTGTTGCCAAGGTAGACCTGCCGCAGCACCAAGCTGCAGAGCCCGCGCCAGGCGGGCACGGCCCCGCCCATGCGCGCGGCGAGATAGTCATTGGCACCCTGGGCGGGCCCGCCCATCAGCACATCGACGTCGCCGACGATCCCGCCCTCGCGGCCCTCGCCGCCGAAGAGGTCGGGCTTGTCGAGGCGGATGCGGCCACCCCCGGCGCCGGTGGTGCTGGCGGCCAGCGTTGCCTCAAAGACCTGCACGGTCTGGGCGGCAAAGCTCAACGCCTCGGGCAGCACAGTCCAGCGGGTTCTGCCTGTGACCGCATCGAAGGTGGCGCCACGCAGAGTCACGGTCTGGTCCGTGCCATTGGCGAGACGCAGTCGATAATCACGGCCGATCCGAAGGCCTGCCAGCGTGCCAGAAAACGTGATCGCGGCCCCGAGATCCCCCGCGAGCGCCGGCGTGGCGCTGAGGCCCGCGACAGTTCCGATCCGGGTCTCGACCGCGGCCCCGCCACCGCTGGTGCCGCTGCCGGTCAGGACCGACCAGGCGGTGCGGCGATCGACGAGGATCTCGCGGATCGCATCGATCGGCCCATGGCAGAGGGCGAGGTGCAGGCCCAGCGAATAGCGGTAGCCGACGGTCTGCGCTTTGTTACCGCCCATGGGCCACCGCCGCAGTCTCGCGGGCTTTGGCCTCAGCGATCACTGGCTCCACCAGCGCATCGCCGGTGGCGCGCAGCGTCTCGGCCGAGATCCCAACATTGAGGAAGGCCTGCCAGTCGAGCCCGTGGCGGCGAAACCAGGGCCGCACGCCGGGCAGGCAATAGCGCGCGGCGCGGATGTCCTGGATCGTAACCCGGGTGTCTTTGATCGTGTTGCAGGTCGGGTTGGATGGAGTGTCGTCCATCACTTCTTGCCGCCTTTCTTCTTGATTGGATCGACCTTGAGATCGCCGGCCCAGACGACGTTTGGTCCGGTAATCAGCACGGTGCCGAAGACAACCGGGATCGGGCGGCCTTCTTCGGCGGTGGGCAGCGAGAAATCGTCCAACCCAGCAGCTTGCGGCTTCTCGGTCTTCGGGCGCGGGCTCAGCGCATAGGACAGCGCCGAAAGCAGCAGCCCGAGCACGAGCCGCGCGATGAAGGTCCAGACCATGGGGGATTGCCGATCGTATTGCGTCGTGACGTCGTCGCGTCAGACGATGGAGCCGCCACCAAAGGGATTGCGGCCGGGGATGGCGGGAAAGCCGCCGAAGTTCAGCAGATTGCCGAACTTCGCGGCACAGGTCTCGGCACGCAGATCGCAGCCCGGGGCGATGTCGACAGCAACGGGCATCGAGGCGCCGGTGGTAGGGTCGAGGGCTTGGTTGACCAAGGCTGTTGCCAGCTCTGGCATCGGCCGCGACAGCGTCAGCAAAGAACCCACATGCCCCGTGATGAAACCGAGCTTCACCCCGAACCGCAGCACGCCGCCACGAAACCAACCGTCGGGCTGGGCCGCCGCACCCGGCACGGTGAGGTTTGCACCAGCGATCGCGCTCACGGCTCCGGTCTGCCAGTGCTGCGCGATGTCGAGCCCGCAGCCACGCCCGTAAAGGGCATGGCGGCAGAGCCGCTGATACTTTGCCCGGACCCCGGCGCGGCGCAGGGTGGAGAAGATTGACTCGGCCGAAAGCATCAGCCGCGCCCCCTCCGCTTCTGCTCCGACGATGCGGCCCTTCCAATGCGCTACGGTCTCGCCCAGCACCTGTTCATGGCCGCGAAAGATCGTCAGCGACACGGGAGTATTGCCCATCGGCGCCAGAAACCGCGCCGCGAAGGTGTGAGACAGCGGCAAGGTGAGTTCCAGCCGTCCGCGTTCGATCTCGCCGCTCTGCACCACATCGCCATGGGAGATCGCCGCCGCCTCCCAGACCAGATCACCGCCCTCGCTGGCCGCGCTGATCCAGTCACTGGCCCGGCTGGTGAAGCGCCAGACGGCATCGCCTTCGACGAACTGGTAAAGGAAATAGGGCCGGCCTTCGGCAATGGAGGCCTCGATTGTGTCATAGGTCATGATGGATGCTGCACGTTCAATTGGTTGGGGCGGAGCTCTGGTTCTTGAGCCCAGATCTGCCGTTCAGCAGAGCGTGGCTGAGGTGAAAGGTGCGCCGCCACAGCGTGACGAGCGGCCAATAGCCGCCGTCTGGCGCTGCGGCCGCGGCATAGAGCGGATCCCCAAAACGGGCTGCTCCAAAATAGCGAGCCATCCGGCCTCGCTAAAGCCGCCGGCGAACACTGGTGACCAATGCATCCTCCTTGCATTTGACTGGGGCCCGCTCAAAGACTGTACCGCCCACCGGAGTGCCCCTTTGACCTGCCAGGACACCGCGCGACTGATTGCTCGTATCGAAGGGATTCGGCTGTTCGCGCATGCCTATTCTTGGCATCTGAACTTTCGGTTTGGCGGCGCCACGCCCTCCGATTTCCTGCGATTTGCGCAATCGCACCGGATGACGGGCGTGAAGATCCATGTCGAGGATGGGGAAGAGCGATCCTTGCTGCACGCACCAGAAAGCCGCATCGCCTTTGCCGGTCTGGCGCGATCGCTGGGTCTTGAAGTCCACATCGAAACGTCCGCCACAGACGAGGCCACGCTGCGTGCCGCCATCACGGTGGCGCAGGAAACCGGGGCTACCTCGGTGCGCTGCTATCCGCGCTATGCCGGGCCCGTGTCGCAGATCATCGCGCAGACCATTCGCGACTTGCGCCTGTTGCCGCAGTTGGACCCGGCGGGGCAGCTGGACTTTCTGCTGGAGCAGCACGAGGATCTGAAGTCGCATGAACTGGTTGACATCCTGGAGGCAGTGCAGAACCCCCGCCTGACGCTGCTGTTCGATTTTGCAAACATGATCAACGCTTTCGAGACGCCTGAAGCAGCTTTGGCCAAGATGGCGCCCTATGTGACCGACGTTCACATCAAGGACGCCAAGATCGTGCCAGATCGCGGCGGTTTTGCCCACCGGGCCTGTCGTTCGGGCGAAGGCGACATCGATTTCCGGGGCCTTTTGACCACGCTCCTGCTGCTGGGCAATATGCCGCAAGTCCGCGCTTTCGGTTGCGAGGAAGAGAACGAGATGTTTGCACCGGCTTACCGGTTTCCCACCGACCCGCCCGACCCGATCATTCCGCCGCGCGATGCATCAACCACGCTGGTGGCCCCCGGTGAGGATTTGCCATCCCGTCTTGAGCGGGAAAAAGCCGAAGCTGCGGCCCAGATCGCTCT